CACTATTAAATATAGTGTGTATCAAACATCATATAGATGTAAACAATTAATAAATAGAATATACCGAATATTATTAGGTGAAGAAGACATGCCTACATCTGAACGTAGTGTATTCTATAATAACAAATCATATACAGATAAAGTTTATAATAAAGCTATAGATGATATGATAAAAGATAAAAATAGATAAAATGCCAGGATCACCAATTCAAAACAATATGTTTGGAAAATCTACAGGATATATTCAAAAGAATAATCCTAACCCTGTCACTAGTTGTGGTAGAAGAAGAAGTCCATTACAAAAAAGTAATGAACCTAGAAAAACAACTAAAGGTAAAGGTCGTAATTTTAGAACAGTAGAAGAAGGTGCGGGTATGACTGCAAAAGGTGTGGCGTCATATAAAGCTAAAAATCCAGGTAGTAAATTAAAAACCGCAGTAACTGGTGACGTTAAACCTGGCAGTAAAGCAGCAGGTAGAAGAAAATCATTTTGTGCAAGATCAAAAAGTTGGACAGGTGAAAGAGGTAAAGCTGCTAGACGTAGATGGAAATGTTAATAAATAAATAATAATAGCAATATGAAAAACAAAGCATCAGCATTAAAATTAAAAAAATCCCCTGCTTTAGCTAAGCTTAGCGCTAGTTGTAAATCAGCTGCAAAAAGAAAGTTTAAAGTATATCCATCAGCTTATGCTAATATGTGGGCTTCTAGAACACAAAAGGCTGGTAAGTGCTAAATTACACTAAGTAGGTGTAACTATATAATTACTAAAGAAAACGAAATGTACGACATAACCGCTAAATTTGCTAAAAATAGTCCTTTGCCTTGCTGGTCAGGATATGAGCGTGTGCCTGGAACTGCAAAAAATGCTAAAGGCAGTTGTCGTAAGTCTTCACCTACTAAGGTAAAACAAAAAGGTGGTGGTACTAAAAAGGTATGCTTACCTAAAGCAAAAATAGCTAGCATGAGTTCTTCTGAAAGATCTAAAGTAACTAGAGCTAAAAGAGCAGCTGGTAAAGCTGGTAAATATAGAAGATCAAGTAAAAGCAATGTAACTGGTACTAGTAGCGGTGGTAGTTTAAAAACTTGGGTTAAACAAGACTGGAGACAGGTTGGTAATCCAAGTAAAAAATGCGGTGAAAAATAATGGCCTTTAAATTAGGTAAAGCTAGACAACCAATAGCTAATGGTGGTATTGTAGATAAAAAGCTAAGCTTTAAACCTAACGATGCTTCAATACCTGGTAACTCTGTTGTTAGAAAACCACTAGCAGAAGGTATACTAGGCGAAGCTAATATGGACGGTAGTATATTTATTAGCGATACAATACAACCTGGTAGCAAAGAAGAGTCACAAGTCTTAATACACGAAATGAGACATGCTACAGATATGAAGTTAGGTAAACTAGCTTATAGTGATGATGCTGTTTATTATGATGGTGTGACATACCCAAGACAAACAATAAACGGTAGAGATATGATTAAAGTAGACGGTAAGTGGAAAGAAGCAGGTGATGACTTTCCTTGGGAAAAAACAGCTAACATATGACATTAACAACAATTGACGGTATACCTTTATACTCTACTTTAGAAGAAGCTTTGCAATGGGCTTCTAATCACGGGTTAACTGGTTACCATAATCATAACTACGAAGGTGCAAATGGTTTCATGGGTGGTTCAAGTCACAGTAGTGCTAGAACTGCTGCAAGAACACCTAGGACAACTACTAGAAGAAGTTCTAGACCTTCAAGTTCAAATTATTAATTATGAGTATATTAAGTAAAGTATTTTCAGCAGGTGCTGGTAAACTAGTAGAAAACGTAGGTGGAATATTAGATAATCTAACTACAACTAAAGAAGAAAAACTAGCTGCAAAAGCTAAGATAAAAGATATGGTAATGGGTTACGAGGCTGAGATGCAAAAACAAGTAACAGAAAGATGGAGAATGGATATGAACTCAGACTCATGGCTAAGTAAAAACATAAGACCACTAGTATTAATATTTTTAGTAGTATGTACAATGTTAATTATATTTATAGATGCTGGTTTTATAAAATTCAATGTAAAAGACTCTTACGTAGATCTTTTGCAATTAGTATTAATAACAGTGATTGGTGCCTATTTTGGCGGACGTTCACTAGAAAAAGTAAAAAAATAAAATTATGGGATATACAACAAAAACATTTAGACCAAGCGTAGTTAATGGTGATGTTTCAGGAGTTATACAATCAAACGCTAGTGATAAACCGTTTGCAGCTGGTGACTTGTTATTTGATTGGCACGAGCTAACAATACCAAACAGAAGTAATGCTATAGTAAATGGTGTTGTTCACTCTTACGGTGAAGATGGAGCTGCGGCGCCAGCAGCTGACTTCTTTTTAATATTTGCAAAGTCAAACAATGGTGTAGCGCCTACAAGTTTAGGTACTGTAAATGATAAACCTGCAGCTGCATTTGACTTACCAGATGTTTTAATGAATGTAGTAAAGTTTGAAGGTACTGCTAATACTGCTGGTAAATTAAACATGCCTAACTTAGGAAGCACTTACTACTATATGATGGGAGGATCTGGAACTAACAACGCTAGTGGTCAAAATTTACCTATAGTAATAGATCCAGAAGCTAACAATTTAGACGGAACAACAAAAATATATGTTGCTGGTATTGCTGGTATTGGCGTGGACTTTTCAACTGGTGTTTTATCTGCTGGTAACATAACTGATAACACTGCAACATCAATAACAGTTAAAACAATTGATCCAAGAAGACACTTTAGAGTTGGGGACACAGTTCATATACACGATGTTGACACTGCTTTAGGAACTATAGCTTCAATGACAGAAACAAACATAACTTTAAATGCGGCTATTGCAGGAGGTACAAATATAGCTACAGATGACGAGTTTGTGAATGACAAGCCCTTAACTATAACGCTAGCGTTTAGTTCTGGCAAAATGTAACAAAAATAACAATTAAATTAAATTAAATTAAATAAAATGGCAAAAAGAAAAACAGAAAAAATAATAGACCTTAAACCTACAAGTATTACAGAAGAAGAGCTAAAAAACGTACAAGAGTTGATTAACTTAGTCAACAGAGGCGAAATGCAAATTGGTAGTCTTGAAGTTAAAAAACACAACCTACTACACCAAGTTGTGTCAGTACAAGAACAATTAGGTGAACTTCAAAAAAGCTTTGAAGCTACTTACGGTAAAGCAAATATTAACATTAACGATGGTACTATATCGTACACAGATGATGAGCAAGCTGATAAGAAAAATTAGTATAGGTAAAGACTATAAGAATGACGCCATGCACTATGCCGTAGGGCAAGAAGTGTATGGTGGTCATACTATATGTGACATACTAGAGGAAGAAAATAAGTTTAGTGTTTATATTAGAAAAGGTAAAGATGTTTTACCTTGGAAAGACTTTAATAAAAACATGGCTGTATCTGTAGAATATAACTTACAGTATTAATGAAGTCGGTTTACAACTTTGTTGTAACTCCTTTAAAAGATAGATACAACAACACAAAAGATATAGACGGTAAAGAACTTATAGTTAATACGGAGATATTTAACCACCAGTATATTAGTAGAGAAGCTATAGTAAAAGCAATACCTACAATTGGAAATACAGATATAAAAGTTGGTGACAAAGTTATAGTGCACCACAACGTATTTAGAAGGTGGCACAATCAGCACGGCGTAGAAAAGAATAGTAGAGGTTATATTGATGAAGAAACATACTTAGTACAACCAGATCAAATATTCTTATACAAAGATACTGAGTGGCAAGCGCAAAAAGGATATTGTTTTGTAGCACCAGTAAAATCTACAGATAAAACAAGTGTAGATAAAGAAAAGCCTTTAATTGGTATTGTGAAACATACCGATGGCACAGTTAACAAAGGCGATTTAATAGGTTTTAGGCCAAACTCAGAGTATGAGTTTATTATTGATGGTCAAAAACTATATAGAGTATTATCAAATTTTATTACAATCAAATATGAATATCAAGGAAACGAAGAAGAATATAATCCAAGCTGGGCACAAGGCGGTTGAAGAACTGATTAAAGTTGCCAAAGAAGCTATTGTAGATTCTGACGATGATATATCAGCTGATAGATTAAAAAATGCTGCAGCAACAAAAAAGCTAGCTATATTTGATGCTTTTGAAATACTTAATAGAATACAAGAAGAAGAGAACATATTAGAAGGTAAAGAAACAATCACTGAAGTTAAAGTGTTTAAAGGCTTTGCAGAAGGTAGATCGAAATAATGTACGAACAAAATTTACTTAAAATAGTAGAACCTATAAAGAAAACTACTGTAAGCAGACTTAACAAAGGCAAGAAGTGGAAGTACGGTTACAATAAAGAACACGATCTTGTTGTTATATCTAAGACTGGAGAGATAGGTGATATATATGAGATACAAAACTTTCAAATAGCATTACCGAAAGAACGCAACGTGTATAGCAACAAAGAAAAAAAGTGGAAACAGTTTGAATATCCAAAAGAATTAGGTAGGCTTAAAAACATATTTGATTGGAGAGCTTATCCCGAAGAAAAAAAAGCTGACTGGTTTGACTATATAGACGAGGAGTTTAAAAGAAGAGACAATGGTTTTTGGTTTAACAACAATGGAAAGAACACATACATCACGGGTACTCATTACATGTACTTACAGTGGAGCAAGATTGATGTTGGTGCTCCAGACTTTAGAGAGGCAAATAGATTGTTCTATATATTTTGGGAAGCGTGCAAAGCAGATAAGAGATGCTACGGTATGTGTTATCTTAAAAACAGAAGATCTGGGTTTTCTTTTATGTCCTCTGCTGAGACTGTCAATCA